CGTCACGGCGGAGAAGAAGCCGTCGCGCGCGTCCAGGCTGAACTCAGAGCCGAAGCCGATGCACGGTACAACGCCAAGCACAAGCGGCGTGCAAACCTTCCGAAGCAAGCAACCAAAAACACCAACACCACTAACACCACCAAGTAACCATGAGCACCTCACACTACTCCACTTCAGCAGCACCCAAGACTCCGGCGGAACGCTGGCAGACCCAGACCATACACTCGCTGGCGCCTGACTGGGACGAGCCGCTGTGCGGCGTGTCCCTGCCGCACTCGCGTCCCGAGCAGACTGACACCGGCAAAGGCACTCTGCGCGTGTACCAGCACACCCCGGTCAATGTCCTGCATGTGCTCATAGAGTGCCTGTGGCTGTTTGTATGCACGGCTGCGGTGATCGTGTTCGATGCCGCTGCGGTTGTGTACTTCTGGGGGGAGCCTGAGTGCTGGGTGTTCGCAGCACTGACCCTGCCGGCGTGGGTGCTGGCGATGGCAACGCTCAAGAAAATCAACTCGCTGTGACTGTGAACATGAACCCGGAAACCCCTACCTTCGATGAGCTGCACGCTCTCGTGATCCAGTGGTCTAAAGACCGGTGGATTATCCCGAACGCCACCCCAACCTCCCAGCTTCTCAAAGCTGTCAGCGAAATGGGTGAGCTTGCAGACGCTGTAAACAAATCAGACCGCACCGGCATTCGCGATGCGGTGGGTGATGTGCTGGTGTGCATCATCAACTTCTGCGCGCTCCAGGGCATGACCCCGACGGAATGCCTTGAGCACGCTTGGCATGAGATCAAAGACCGCCGCGGCACAATGCTCGCGAACGGATGCTTCGTCAAAGAAGGCGACGAACTGTTCGCCAATCTGGAGAAATCAAAATCACTCAGCTAATTTCTCAAATCTGAGTTAACCCGGCAAAAGGGGACCCGTGGGCGCCTGACGCTCACGGGTTCTTTTTTAGCCACCCTGGAACCCCATCCGCTGTACTGGTATTACTTTCGCCGTCCAAGCCCCGCAGCGGCCATTTCTGCTCGTCCACGAGCACCTCTACGATACACCCCTCACCCCCGGGAGCGCACCAAGCCTTGGATATGCTGCCGCTACTCACCCGGCAGTCATCCCCCTCCAGCAAGCCGACCTTGGTGATTTCATCCAGCACCAGCTTGTCCAGATTATCCCTGTCAGGCTTCTGGGTGTGCGGCTTCCCCCACCGCTCACGCTTCTTGGTGCCGAAAAAGAACACAACATCCACCCGCAGCGACTGTGTCCCTTTCAGCACCCCCCTCTCAATCGCGTTATACGCCTCAACAGCACCCCAGCGCACCGCTGCCTGCCACCGTGATACCTCCGGGCTCGTATTGGACACTACACGGCCGTTTATGAACCGTGGACGCGGCTGCGACTTCGGCTCCCCACGCACCACAAACCGCACCAACACTTCACTACTTAATTTTTGTGTACTCATTTTTCTTCACGCACTTTTTTGCAAACTTTGAGCACTGCCGCAATTTAAGGAAGGAAGCGAAGCGTTCCACGGTCCTCATACGGATACCCTAGCGTAAGCGGTAGAGGGTATCCGAATATATGAGGATACGGGGAACAAGGGGATTTATTCCCTTTTCCCCTTATATAGTCCTCGTGTCCTCAAATGAGTTAAAGCCACGATTTTCAACAACTTAAGCGTGTCCTCGAGACCCCCATTTTTTCACGTTCGAGGACACGCTCATTTTTGACCCCATTTTTCGTGTCCTCAAACCCGTCCCAGCAGGACACGCTGCTCCGATTTACTCTGTTGGAACAGCGTGTCCTCGTGTCCTCAAATGCGTCCTCACGCTTTTTTTGCGTATACTTTTTCTGCTGAACCAACATTTTTTTAGGACACGGGTTTTGCGCTTTGAGGACACCCTGTTTTACAGAGAGAGCGTCCTTAAAATCGGCATACGTGTCCTCAAAACGGTTCGGTGGTGTCCCCAGCTAAATCAGCCTGATTTCTGCCACCCATCGGCAAGACTTTTGGACCAAACTGGGACTTCCAAGCATTGCTTTTGGCTGCCAGAACCACCTCCCCGGAGTCTTGATCGAAATAATAATCTTCCCATTCTGGCACACAATTATACGAACCAGCGGCAATCACGACCCCTGCTTCGTCTTGTGAAAGCGTGCCTCCCGGCACGTCGAGATACGTCTTAGACTTGGACCCTCGAACAGCACATGGCACCAAGAGCCCCTTCACCAGCGCCTCCTCCACCAGGTTCCCAAACTCTCTCCAGCCCACGCCCCGCAGTATCTGCGGCAGTTCGTTCCGCCTCTTGTAGAGTCCGTTCGCGGCATTCTTGCCGCCCACGGCGTACGGATGCAGAGCTTCGGCAGCCTTCTGTGCTGCATACACCATCCACGCCACCCGCTCAGAGATATTCACAGCGGCATATGAATCCTTCGCGGTGATGTCCTCAAGCAGCCCGATCTGATTCCGCAGAAGTGTCCTCTCCCCACTCAGAAGACCGTGAATATTCGCTTTCACAATACCAAACTTCCACATCTGTCCACGTCGCGGCACAAGCCCCATAGCCTTCATGCGCCGCTCGTAATCGCTGGCATGGAACATTCCGAAGTTGATGCGGAAATACGACGGGATAGCACTGGCTCCACGGATGGCACTCCTGAGTTCCTCAAGAGACCTGAGCGGCTCGTTGGACTTGCGGATGTGGTGGTTAATCAGAAGCGCCGCTCCCAACTCCCCGCAGACACGGTGAGCCTCCCGCATCATCTCGGCGATGACGACATTGCTGTTCTCGTCCCCATGGGACACCGAATTCAATGTGTCGATAGCCACCAATACCGGCGGTTCTGGCAGTGCCTTCATCAGATCCAGCATCCTGCGCCACTTGTCGCTGGTCACCGTCCCGCCGGTCTTGAAGTCCCGCTCGGTCAGCGGAAATGCTCCCCCGATATTCGTCATGGGCAGCACAATCAGCCTGTCCCCGGCCTCCGATATGAGGCCACCCTGGTCGAGTTGCTTGATGCGGATGTGCATCTCGGTCTGTGAATCCTCACAGAGAATCAACACAGCGGTTCCACCGCCCTTGATCTTCTGCCCGCACCAGTGGTGGTCCTTGCCCTCGGTCCACGCTGCGACCTTGAGCGCCAGATCCGCCACCAGGAACGTCTTCCCAGATCCACCTTCCCCAACAAACAGATGCGGCTCCCCTTTGAGGACCAGTCCCTCCACGAGTTCCTCGTGTTGCGGAACCGGGTCCACGATCCAGCGGTGTGCGCTCCAAGCCAAGAGCCCGTTCTCACCAATCGGCAGCTCTTCTGTCCCGGATGCTGTCCCCGTGTTTTTCTCTGTAAATGCCCCCTTTGAGGACACGTCTTGACGCACTAAAGCGTTCCATTCTGTCCTGACTCTTGTCTCGGGCCAAGCCGGCTTCATGTGTGCCATGACCCAGCCTGACACAGCCTCAAACGCGGCCTCTTGGGACATGTCCCCACGGCGGATGCAATGGATGTAGTGCCCGGCAACCCGGTTGAACTCGCTGAAGCGAGTCACCGTGTCCCCGCCTGCGTATACATCCCGGTTCAGATCCACCGGCTCGAAGTCCTCGCCTGCGTTGGTGGAGCCTTCCCCAAAGAGTCCCCGAATCACGTTATCCGTGTCCCCTAAGGACACCTTGTGCCTGATGGCCCACGGCGCTGGCTGTAGCCACTTCAGCTTGTCGGCAAACTGAACATGGCATCTGGGCGTGAAAAAATCACGCCAAGCGACCTTGCAGGGCTTTGCCGTGCCGTTTTTGCCGTGGATTGTACCGGCAAGCCGAACTGGCTGGTGTGAGCGGCCGAACGGATTGCTCTTCACGCCCCGCCCCAGCATCAGGTCTCCCCCTGCAAGCTCCGCTACCGTGTGCCGCAGATTGATAACGCCCTCGATGTCGGCAGTCGGCTCAATCCGCCACCAAGCATGGCGCTTTGGTGTACCGGCCTCGGTAGTGCCACCGGACTCCACCACCAGATCCGGCATACCGATATGCTCTGACACCCACTCCATCCGCTCGTCGGTATCCCCGGAATCAAAATCTGCCACCACAGTAGTAAACTGTGCCACGTTTGCAGCAGTCGCCTTCGGCTCCTTCAGCACGCACGGCACGATGAACGATGCAATTGAATGCTGTCCCCAGCGACGGCAGTGTTCCACCGCTGAGTCCACCCAGCTATTCTGCCATGCCGGCTCAAAGAAGAACTCTTCACGAAACCGGCCTTCCTGTTCGGTCCCCTTCTCTCCGATCCCCCGCAAGCACACAAACATCCCGGGGGAGAAGTCTACGCCCTCAAAAATAAACGACAGGTGTTCCCTGACCTGATCCGCATCAAAGTGGACCAGGCTTTCAGTTTTGGCAGTCATCATTTCTTGAAGCGGAAGAACTGAGAGGGCACCGCGACTTCCTTCTTGGTCCAGCAGCGGTTTTTGAAGTCACAGAACTTGCAGCGGAAGTCGGTGACCTCTGCTGCGCAGCGGGCCAACTGTTCCGGGTGTTCACTCTGGATCACGCGCAGAGCAGCGTCAGAGACATCCTGTGCGACTCTAGCGTCCAAGCCGTACTGCACCTCCACAAACACCTCACCAGTGTTGCGGTTGATGGCTGTGAACATGTATCCAGCCAAGTCCATGTACGCGATGTACGTCTGGACCTGCGCGTAGTACAGCGGCTTAGATTCCTTGACGCCGCGGGCTTTGGTGTCCGCCCACGATTTGGCGTTAAGAGCCTTGTTCTCCCATACGAGCGGAGTCTTCTCAATCCCGGGGCCACCGTGGATGATTCCATCGCAGTGTCCCCCCAGCTTGCCATCGCAAGCCGTGAACCCGATTTGGCCGCCTTCTGGCTTTTCGGTCTGGAGTTCGTACCCGGCAAGTCGCATGTACTCCGCCATGCGCGTTTCGCCGTCGTGTCCCATGTCAAACACCCGGTAAATGTCCGGGGAGAACTTGGGCTTGTCCGGCTCATCTCGCTGGCTTTTGTGGTACTCATAGCCAAGAGCCCGCTCACAGTGGTGTCCCCAGCGTGACGCCCCCAGGTATGTGCGTTCTGATTGCCGCTCACGGTTCTCTGTGATGCCCTTGTTGATTGCGGCCTCAATGGCCTCGTTGTGGAATTCTTTTGGTTGAAACATGTTGTTGGTTTTTGTGTTATTCTTCTTCCTCCCAGAGCTTCAGTGCGCGCAGGAAGGCCTCGGCACGTTGGCGCGCTGTAGCGCACACGACCGGATAGTAGAGCTTTGCTCTGTCCCAGAAATCGCCTTGGGCGTTCATATCACCGTCGGTGATGTTGTGCAGCTCGAAGATGTACTCGCGCATGTGTTTTTCCGATAGACACTTCTCAGCTTGGTGCATCGCCTCAAGACTGTTGCAGTAGTTCGGGATGAACTCATTTCCTATGTAGTCTGCATTCGGGGCTGTTCCTGACGAATGGACTGCGCTTACGCATGTCCATCCGCAGGCTTCAGCGATGGCTGCGTTGATCTGTTTGTTTGTCATTCTAGTGCCTCCCGTGCTATGTTTTGCATAGAGTCTGCTCTGTTTGGCGTTGGACCGGGCCACTGGCAATCGGCGATCTGCCGCAATGCTGTTTCGAGTTTTTTGATCCGTTCTGCTGCCAGCAAAAGCAGCGTATCAGTCAATCCCTCATCGACGCGGGAAAACTCACCGCAATCGCCTGACCACCGTTTTGGCATGTAAACGCAGCCATTCTCAAGGTCGTCGATCAAGCTCATTCTAGTGCCTCCTTTCCTAAATCAAAAGCCTCTGCTTCACGCAGCCATTTTTCGGCAACCTTTTCAGCAAACTGCTTACTCGGATACCCCGGCGTACCAGCGTGCAACAAATGCCGGACAGCCTGCATCAGATTCCAAATGTGCTGACGCTGTTTTACTACTTGTTCAGCAAGTTTGTATTTTGTTTCGTCAATCATTCCAGTGCCTCCCGTGCTATTGCCCGCACCGCGTCCATGCGATCTGGCAGCGTGATTACCCAGTCGCAGTCACGGATGCGCTCAAGGGCTGTTTTTAATTTACAAACTTGCTCAATCCTATTTTCTAACAGCCACTCCAAAGCACTGATTCTTTGTAGTAATATTTGTTCTCCAGCTTTATTCATGCTTGTTGGAGAAAATGGGTATTCCCTGCTGTTGAGTTTTGCGATGTCATTCATTCTAGTGCCTCCCGTGCTATCTGCTGCATCCAGTAATCCCGGCTTGGAGTTGCAAGTGTTGGTTTCCAGTTCCCATCCCTAATCTGTTCAAGAGCTGTTCTTGCCTCTCTCAATTTGACAGTTAGATCGTCAACCCGTCTCAGCATTTCCAAGTAATTTTGCCAGTGTGCATCTGATCTGCTGGTCATGCGTTTAAGTTCAACTTCAAGTTCAGCCTTATTCATTCCTGCACCTCCTCCTGAACTACCGAGGAATCCTCGGTGGTTGTCTCGCGCTTGCCGAGCGTAAGCTGTTGTATCAGGTCTTCGGCTTTTTGCAGCCGCAGCTTCAACCTGTCGTTTTGCGCCTCAAGCTCGGGCAGTATCAGTTCACATGCAATACAGTGTTTCATGGTCTTTGTATGTCGGCTGCTGGGTTAGTTTCCTTTAGTGATTTTTGTGCGGATTTTGTTTTCGTTGAAGTTCCACGTCAGCAAACACGATGCCCTATAGCGGCTCATGTTGAACATAGAAACCGATGGTCCAAGCATTTGCATCTGCTTTTGAGTGGGTGGCAGGTTAAGCCAAGACCGTGTCTTGCGGCAGAGACTGGTGTCCCCGTTTGTGCGCAGAAAGTCGTCTGCGCTTGAGATCGCAAGGATCTTGTCGTCGCTGACATCGAGCTTCTGCAACCGCTGCCCTTCCACGGCGCCAAGCGCGTAGAAGTTCCCGGCAAAGGTGATGACAGCCGCCCAAGCCTGCATTCCGTTGGCCACCAGCACAAGCCCATCAAACAGCGATTCCCACTGAAACGGTGAAGCATCCAGAAGCTCCACTTCGGTCATGCGAAACTCTTCGAGCACGCCCTTGCTGACGCGATCCTCATAGCCGCACACCGGACACACCATTGTACTCACCGGCAACTCAATGCCGCAGCCCTTGCACTTCTTGGTCGGCGCCTCACCTGCTTCTCCTTCCTTGGCCTTGGTGGCAAGCCGCACCTCGGCTTCGAGATTGCCATGGGTGACCAAACTGTAGCCAAAGTCCATGATGAGACAGTCGCTCTTGGTCTGTCCCGGATACCGCTCCGGGTCCAGCTTCCGCAGGCCTCTGCCCACCATCTGGAGCATCACGCTCTTGCTTGAGCACGGCCGCACCAGCACAACGCAGGACACCGGCTGACAGTCCCACCCCTCGGTGAGAACAGCCACATTCAGCACCACTTGATACCGGCCTTCATCAAAGGCTTTGAGTGTGGAGCGGCGCTCTTCTTCACCCATTCTGCCGTGTACTACCACGGCACTTACACCGGCTTCCACGAACGATTCACAAAGGTGCTCGGCGTGAGCCACTGTGGCCGTAAAAACGACTGTCTGACGCCTGCCGGCGTGTTGTTTCCATTCCCGCACGATCCGGTCGTTCAGCGGGCTCTTGTCCATGACCTCGGCCACCTCGTCCATGTCGAAGTCGCTGGTCTTTGGTATCCGATCCAACTCAGCCTTCAGGCCAAGATCCATTACCAGTCCCCGGGGGCGAACCAAGAACCCGCCTTGTACCAGTTCTGCGAGCTGGATGATGTCGGCAACGGTCGGGAACACCGAGATGAGTGCCTTGCGGTCGCTGCGCTGTGGTGTAGCCGTCAGCCCCAGGATGTGTCCGTTGGGATTCCTGTCGCGGAACTCCTCAATGATCCGCAGGTACGAATCAGCCGCAACGTGGTGCGCTTCGTCCACTACCAGCAGATCCAGATCTTGCGGCATGGTCGCAAGATTCCGCTC